TACCTTTACCTGTCGGAAACGGAACATCAACTCCTCTAATGATTCTTACAGGCGATGGTGCTTTAAACATCATCAAACTCTTTCATGTAGTCAATATCTGATTTTTCCATATTAACCTAGTGCCTCATTAATTTTATATTCATTACAAGTAGGAATATTTAACATCTCAGATTCTTGTCCTTTTATTATAGGTATCCATCTAAAAATAACATTATTACTTACACACCTAATTCGGACGTTACAATATTTACATTCAAACTTGGCAGGCTTGCCACGATACTCTTTACCGTACCAATTGTCACAAATTTTTGTAACGACCCATTCATGACCATTGCCTTCAGGTTCGATCCATTGATTAGACATCATCAAACTCCTTCATATATCCAATTAGGTCTTCACGCTTCTTGGCTCCGAAAAGGTTGTTGATGATTGGTTTCCAATCTACCTGATCCATTAGAGCAGATGCATCACCACCAGTTAGTGACTCGACATCTAGGTCAGACTCAAGTTTACCCCATGTAACGAAGTTCTTGATAAGACCCTTCTGCTTAGCTGATGCTGGTCTAGACTTCCACTGAGCACTCTTCTTTACAATCTGAAGCATATCATCTTCATTAGCAAAAGAACGAATCACTTCATCTACAGTAGTCTGATCACCCTTGATATCTGTTTGAACATCAAAGGCCTTGCCCTCTTGTAGAAGACCGATGATTCTGCAGTATGACTTAGAATCATTTGTGACTATGTAAAAGGCTCTTCTTATTACCTGGTCAAGATTCTTATGCTCATACTTGTCATACTTTTGCTCAAGCTCATTCATGGGCAGGTTCTTAGTACCATCAGCTCCGAAATCTACTGAGAGGTAATGATTCTCGTTACCATAGGTAATGTCATGAGCAATACCCTCGCCATGCTTAGGATGCCTAACTTCCATTGGCTTGTTCTGAATCATTGTCTTCTTGGGTGTGTACTTGATAGGACCCCAAGAGTGACCCTCGACCTTTTTCCTAGTTGAGCGCTTAGACCAAGTAACGACCCATTGATTAGTGTCAAGTAACCAAGCAGATGCAAACCAACTTGCATTATCAAGCTGCCACTTCTCTCCCTTATTAAGTCTCATAACTACAGGGAAGTTAGAAAGCTTCTCAGCAACATCCTCTTTAAGGATTGCATCAACTCTTCTTCTGGAGCCATCAATATCACCAACAGCTGCAACCTTCTTGTAAGTAGCAACGCCTTGAGTAGCCTTGACCTTATCGAATACATCAATGATCAAGCAGTCCTTCTTACCATCAGCAAGTCTAAGACCTCTACCCATCATCTGGATATAAAGACCAAGTGACTTAGTAGGACGAGCAATACATACGAAGTCCAGGTGAGGAACATCGAAACCCTCAGTTGCAACTAGGTTATTGCAAAGGACATCAATTTCCTTGTTACGGATGCGCTCCATGATCTCACGGCGCTCTTCCTTATCAGTCTCACCATATACCTCGGCTACTCTAATGCCAGCTTCACGAAGCATCTTCGCCATTGCTTTAGAGTGAGCAACATCAACACCGAAGAGAATACCTTGACGCTTCTCATCATTAACGGCTTGAATGATACGCTTCGCAATAAGCCAGTTACGCTCTTTGGTGTTTACAGCTTCTGATAGTTCGTTAACTGCAAAGTCACCGGCTCTTGACTTGACCTTAGCAAGAGATACCTTGGACTTAAGTACTTCTGCCTTTGGAGCTACGAGATATTTATGAGCAATAGCTGTACCGATATCCATCTCGATAAGCTTGTTGCCGAGAGGAAGGTCACCACCTACGAATCGGAATGGGGTAGCAGTGAGGCCAAGAACCTTAGCTTGAGGATACTTCTCAATCAGTCCATGGTACTGAGAGTTCTTCTGATGATAGTGATGCCACTCATCGATAACGATAAGATCAGGCTCGAACTCTTTCATGTTCTTACGATCACGATGGAGAGTTTGAACTGAACCAACTACAATATCGGAATCAGCTGAAGCTCTATCCTTAGCCATCTCAACCTGGATATCAGCACCAGGTATAATTGCAGCTAACTCTTTAGCAGCCTGTGATATAAGCTCTTCACGATGAGCTGCCCAGAGCACCTTTATTTTATTCTTCTTATAAAGGTCAGCGATGCAGGAGGATGCTGTGAAGGTTTTTCCCGTGCCAGTGGGCAGGACAATGGAAGCAAGCCTATCTTTAACGGCTATCGGGTCAGATCCTACAGCATCATCCATAGAGATAAGACCTGATGTTGCAGAGTACCAGTCTCTAAATGACTCTAGTGCTCTTTCTTGATATCTACGTAGTACTTTACTCATACCTTAAGGCTTTCTATTGGATTCAGAGCATCATGTGGAACAAAGTAAGCTGGAGGTCTTCCTCCGTGAGTCTTACGCCACTTGGGTTGTTTAGCGTCTGATGCTTTTATCCAACCAACAACGTTGAATACAGGTGCCTGACCTGTGACTAGAATAAAGATAGCGTTTGAGTTGTCGCCCTCTCGAACGATTAGTTCATAGTAGGACTTAGATCTGGTGCGCACTTCTAGATCACCCACATCTCCCATGGTCTTGAAAGTATTGACGGTGCCACCCCAGTAAGTGCCAATAGCTTTAGCTGCAGCTATTTCACCAGCAGCACCTTCCACATTGATATCCCAACCTGGACCTTCGAATCCATGACGATCCTTTAGACCCTTCTTGATTGATTCGATTACTCTAAGTGTTCCGTTATGTGCGGCAAGATGCATCTCGCCTATCGTTAGTACAATCTTCATTAACCTAATGCCTCATCCATTAAATGTTCTTCACATGAGGAAGGAACTTCTTTTTCCTCCTCATGACTCATACAGTAAAGCACCCACTTTTTGTTATTATTAATGGACCGAACTATTTGTATATCACACTTAGAGCAATTATATCGTATGGCGTTAACTTTCTTCCACTTATGTTTTCCAGGAGTAGTAAGCTTATCAAGGTAATAATTAACACCTTCGATTATAAGCGTAAAAAGTAGACCTATAGTAAAAGCCAAACCGAGAAATAATAGCATGTCCCAAGATGAATTAGAATATATCAATCTAGAGCCTCATGCATATTAGATATTTTGGTCCTAAGTTCCAGCTGATCTTTTACCCTATTGAAAGCGAAGTCAGCTTGATTCGCCTCAGGTAACAGAACTCTAAAGAAAGCTAGATGACCGCCTACATATGTAGATATCTTGGCTATGTCTTTCTCAACATCAACACGTACAGTATAACCCTCTTCCTTAAACCTATTGGAAATTGAAAGAGAAATTTCTGATTCGGCAATCTTTTGCTCGCTTCTTATATTGAATACAGATCTGGTCATTCTAGTGCCTCATCCATCGCATTCATACGGTCAATGTTATCCATTTGGATTTTGGCAGCATCAATAAAGCCATCAATATTGAACTCACCGTTAACCAGCCATGGTCCTATGTACTCCTGCCTATCGGCACCGACTTCCCATCTCTTTTCACCAACAGCTATGGTTATACATACCTGGCCATCCTCAAGCATAACAGCCTTGATTGCTGCAATGTGCTTCTTCCTAAGCTGTTCAACAATGATAAGCTCAGGTGGTCTGACCATTGTCTGGCCATCTCTGGAGAACATGTACTTCTTCATAGTAAAGCCTCATCCATGATAATAGTTGATTCTGTTGAGTTCTTAATTTTAGAGAAAGCTTCGTATACTGAATCGATAATCTTATCGAACTCCTCTACAGAGTCATGCTCCCACTCATACTCATGCTTAACATCACGGTCAGACCCTCCAACATCCATTGTCCAAAAGATCATGACAGAGTTATTGCCCGTCTTCTTAACAGTACACTCAATGCCATTCTCCTTAAGCTCTTTATATATGTAAGCTGCAGGATCCTTTATACCATAGGACTCCATGGCTCTAAGCAGGTAATCGTTGTAGTCACTCACTTTAGAGCCTCATCCATGTCGATTTGAGACATGATCTTTTCTACAACTGATTGAGCAGATACCTTCTTAAGTTTTGTCCAGTTCTGAATGATTGTAAGGTCCGGTGCCCTATCAGGAGAACCATCTGTAAAAGTAACCTTGATGCCATCATATCTGATATCATCAGGCTCATGAACCTCAGTCTTAACAGAAAGACTTGTTTCTTCAACTTTTGCCTCAAGTAGGTCTTGTATCTCTAAGTGTATGTATGCCATTAGTCTAATGCCTCATCCATTTTGTCTTTATTATAGAAGTCTTTAATGTTCTTATCAATCTCTTGAATTATCTCTTCGATATCATAGGTCTCATCTGCTTCCCATGAATGTTTAACAGCGCCATAAGCGGCTGTATCGCTATGAGAGATACCAATACAATAAGTAACATTAACTACTCTTACTCCAGCCATTCTTGAGTTAACAATCTTGTAGCCCTTCTTTATTAAAGCTTCATATATTGCAACTGATGGGGGTGTTTTCATTCAAGGGCCTCATCCATTATCATACCGTTTTTCAGGTACTCTTTCTTCTTCTCAAAGGCTTCCGATGCTTTATCTACAATATCATCAAGCGCCTCATCGGTAGATTCAGTCCATGTAAAAGACATGTTAAGACGTTCACTCTTTCTACCATGTGTAATAGTAGCATTTACCTCTATACTTTTTGGACCTGTAGGAGTAACGGTACATGCATACCCAAGCTTTTGAATCTTGTAGAATAGCTTGTTGTAAGGACGCTCTATACCTACAGCCTTCATAGAGGAATGAAGGAACTCGTGATAATCAGCTACCACGTAGACTCTCTATAGGATTGAGGTCGCTTCTAGGCACAAAGTAAGCAGGAGGCCTACCGCCAGGAGCCGAAACATATTTCTCTTGCTTAGCATCTTTACCTCGCATCCAACCAACAACTTCATATGTCGGGGCTCGCCCAACAACCAAAACGAAGATAGCATTATCATTATCACCATTCCTTACGATTAGTCTATTGTTCTTAGTTGATGTAGTTCTGATCTCAAGGTTGCCAATATCACCCTCAGACTTGAAGGTATTAACAGAACCTCCCCAGAATACACCAAGAGCTTTAGCTGCTGCTATCTCTCCAGCAGCGCCCTCAATATGAACATTCCATCCTGGACCATCAAAGCCATGCTTATCAGGCAATCCTCTGGACATAGACTCAATCTGACGAAGAGAGCCATTCTGTGCTGCTAAATGTAGTTCGCCTATTGTAAGTATGATCTTCATGACTGTAGTTCCTTTAACTCTTTCTTCAATTTAGAAATCTTTTCTTGCTTCTTTATACCAGCTTCATACTTGAGGTATTCACGCTGAGCAACAGTGTACTTCTTACACGCTGCATCGTAAGTCTTTTTCTTCTTCTCATATGCTGCCAAGTCTTTCTTGTACTGATCAAGCTCAGCTTTGTACTTCTTGTTTCTGAACTTCAGCTTAACAATTGCAAGCTTACTCCAATCATGAGAAGATGCGTGCATACAGAATGAGATATCTGAGAACTCAATAGGCTTCTTAACCATGGAGAAGTTTGTTTTAGGCCATGGACCAAAGTAAGAGCTTTTACTTGTAGATTCAATGTATGAGTTTACTTGATCCATAATGGAATCAAAAGAAAACACCTTATCAGAATCATATTCTTCATACTCATACTCATCATATTCATCATCGAACTCTTCTTCACTTAGTCCGCTCTCTAAAAGGCGCTTCTGCTCAGCATCTGTTCTTAAATGAATCCTAATATTGTACCCTTTGAACTCTTCAGGCTTTTCTGGTTTCTTGGGAGCTTTTGGCTTAGTAGGCTTTCTCATCTTACATACCTCGTGTCTCTAATACGAGGGTAGATTGCACCTCTCGACAAGAGATCTTTATG